GTATTCTAACAACACTAAAGTAGCTACTTATTTTACTATTATATTTAATGTAGAATATTATTTAACATCTAGCTTATCTACACTACGAACAGGTAAACCATTAAGAACAGATGCTTATTTAGCTTATAATGGAGTTGTACAAAATGATGATTCTTTAAAGCAGTCAGGTAATAATTATGGTTATGAGTTAAATCAAAAGAAATTAGTGTTTAATGACTATTATGGTTCTTTAGGTAAATTTTTAAGTAATGCACCTATAACACAAGAAGCAAGATTAACAGATTATGGTACACTATCATTTTTTAACTTTCTAAATGTATCAGAAAATAGCTTTCAGGTAGGTACAGATAGTGCTACTATAAATATGGTACAATTTATTCGTATTAAACTATATGATAGAACAGATGTACAACAGGGTAGCACAATACAAGTAGATACTACTATGGCTAACGGAAGTTTTAACTATACAAATCAATATTCAAATACAAGAGTAATGTTCTTTGGTGCTTTTCCTGCTAACTTAGATGGCTGGAGTACAGATTGGGATACACATAAAGGTAATACATCTTATTACACAATACAAGCATTTGATGATGCAGAAGAAGCAATAAGTCAATTATATCGTATTAATATAATATCTGATGATTGCAAAGGATTTGAGGGTATTAGATTAACTTGGTTAAATCCTCATGGTACTTGGGATTACTACACATTCACTAAAAAGTCAGTAAGACAATTAACTACTAATAAAACGACATATACACAATTAGCAGGTACTTGGAATGAAAGCACTTTTAAAATAAATGGATATAGAGGAGGTCAGAAAAACTTTAGAGTAAACACTAAAGAAATGATACGTATAAATACTGACTACTTAGTAGATGAAGATGCAATATGGTTTGAGGACTTAATTAATAGCCCTGAAGTATATATACTAAATGGTTATGATAGTGATACAAATGATACAAGATATGGTACAGTAAATAAATACGTAGAACCTGTTAGAGTAACCACTTCAAGCTATACAAGAAAAAGCAAAGCAAACGACAAGCTAATACAATATACATTTGAGATAGAGAAAACTAAAATAAAAAGAACACAAGCAATATAATGAGTGTACAATTAGTATTATATCCCCAAAACTATAATGGCAGGTATTCAGCAACTTCTATATCTGTATTTAATGAGTATGTAGCAGACAATCAAAATTTTAATACAGTAAATAGTTATGCAGGATATGATTCTACTGCAAATGATGTAGGATTAGATGCAATAAACAATTCGGTAGGTATTGCTGCTTGGAAAAGATTCAGAAGTACAGGTGGTACATTTGCATCTGTTACTATGCCTTCACAAAGCTATGCTAATAAACTAGAATTATATTCAGCATCAGGTGCAACTTCTAGTAGTGGTGTATATCAAAAAATTGTAGGTCTAACACAAAATTCAGTTTATGACTTGACAATTAATATAACACAAGCAGGTGCAGGTGGTTTATTAGTTATAGGTACACAAGGTAATATTACAAGTCAATATGAGACTTTAGGTGGGCAAACATTATTTACATCTATAAGCACGGCAAGTACAGGTACACAAACACTTACTTTTACTGCTGACAGTTCTGAAGAAATATTACTAATAGCATATCAAAACGACAATGGTACTACAGTATATATTGATAAAATAAGTATACAAGAATCTGCACAACAACCTACACAAATATTTACCGACTTAGATGATGGGCAAGTAATATGCGACTTATACGAAGATGAAGATATACCACTAAGTTTATCTATAGATAATTTTAAAAATGCAGCAGAAAAGGTACAAAGTTATTCTAAGGACTTTAACCTACCCGCAACTAAAAGAAATAACAAGATATTTACACACTTATTTGAAGTAACAAAAACACAAGATGCTTTTAGCTTCAATCCTTACGTAAAAACTGAATGTATTTTAAAGCAAGATGGATATAATATATTTAAAGGTTATCTTAGGATTATAGACATAATAAATCAAGAAGGAGAGATAAGCTATAATGTTAATTTATATTCAGAAGGTATAGCTTTAGCAGAT